TCAGTAGGTCTAATACTATACAACTTACCATCTTTGTAAGCACTTGGTATCATTACCAAACTTGCATCTTTATATAAACTCATTAGAATAAATCGTTTAGTTCGTTAATTGTACAGGTTCTTGCTTCTGTACCGCCTCCTGCTGCTACCACTCTCGTATCATAAGCATCCATCAATTGTCTGCCTCTATCCGCTTGTGGGAATCGTCTCAATGACTTACTGACACATTCAAAAGCCTCCATCGTAGCACCATCCGCTAACGCTCTTTGTTGGAATTGTGCAGGGTCAAGAATATAAAACATTGCACTTCCCCAACCTATCTGATTGGTGAAGGCATCTCCGCTGCCCCACCACGTAGAGCCGTATATTGAGCCGTAGCCCTTTTCGTCAGTTGCCATTCTTCTTTGTTTTCTTTAACAAGTAACTTTGCAGTTTCTTTATGTTCTTTTGCTTTGGCTTGTATGTTGTTACAGTACCCATCCGTTGAATGTGCTATCTTTTAAAGGGTGAATATCATCATTTGTATTCGTGTTGTACTCCGGATACAAGTTATTATTAAACGCCATATAATCAATAAACCTACGAGTGTAGTATTCAGCAAGGTTGCGTTCCTTCTCAATGAGGAACGACAAATCGTTTCGGGATACGTTCTCACCGTTTTCTACGGTTTTCTTATATACTCCCCCGTTGGAAGCAGTAAACGCTGCAAACGGCAAGTATTCAACCATAGCCCAATGTATAATCATTGCTTGTATGTGGTCGTTTACCAAAGTTTGATAGTTGCCCGTTAATGTATCGTCAATAATATCTTGCGATATTTTGTCGTATAGCTTTGAGCCAAGATATTGTTGTACGTGTACTTCTTGTGCAATTTTTATGAACTGAATGAACTTGTCAGTATCTACGTTTCCGGAAAGAAACGTATTACGTACAAGGTCGCTTCGTTTTATGAATAGTGCAGTAGCCATTAGATTCCTCCTTGTTTGTCTTTATCACTTGGTGGGTTGATGAATCCCTTGTTCTTCATCCTGTTTGGTGCTATGCTAACCTTGTTTTCATTAGCCGGTGCACGGAAACCCTTTGTACGGGCTTTCGTTGTGCTGATTGTTTCAGCATTCGGGCTTTTAACGTCCGGCTTAACACCATCTTTCCACATATACGTTTTACGCACCCACTTGTGGTGGCATCTTGCACCACCTTTATACAACCATATTGAGTAGTTGTCGCTGCCGTTAGGTCCAAAACCTGCATTGACCGACAACGTTTCCATTCTTACAATATCTTCCTTGCGGTATATCTTCTTGGCTGATACCATTTTCTTGCAAAAATTACGGCTATTGGCTCCTGCCCTCAAAGGCGAGTACTGATAACGCACTCTAAACTGCTCTCCGGCAGCGTTAGAGCCATCCTGCTCGCTTTTTGCGTTCGGACGGGCCGCTCCTGTACTTGCAAGGCCAATCATCTTGTCAAGGGCTTCCTCTTGGTCGTAGTCAACATCACGCTCGTCAACCAATTCCCAATTTTCCAAGTCCTCATCTTCACCAAACTCCAATAAAGCATCAGCGTTGGCTTCCAAGCTCTCCTCCGGAACACAATTAGGAACCTTTTTACCATCCTTCATCTTGTGGCCTATCATAACATAGCCGTCCCAACAAGGGTCGTCTTTGTCTTTTAGCTCCTCTATATCGTGGGACTGGCAAGGCATATACCAAGTCTGCCCATCAAGCTCGTGAGTATGATAGCCTTCACAACCGATTTCCTTTGCAGCTAATTCTGCTTCTTCTTTTGTATCAAATGCAGCTCTACCATCAATTTGCTTACTTGCTAAACTTACCTTCTTGCATCCGCAATCGTGTGCGGATAACTTCTCGCCTGTTTCCTTCTCCGTTTCTTCCTTCGTAACTGAAGCACTTCTATCCGTGAACTCTAAAGGCTGCAAAGTCTTAAAGTACAGGTCAAGGTTTATACCGTTGACTGCAAGAATCTGCTCAATAGAGCTTATAATCAAGTTTTGGAACGGTCTAATAACCGTGTTGTCAAACAACAAGCTGGCAGTCTCAATTTCTTCGGCATTGTTTCCTAATCCACTATTATCCTTGATACCCAACAACATAGGCGAGGTAACACGGTGCGATACCATTAGCTTTTGCATTGCTTCGTTAGAAAGAAACTCATATTGTTGTGGCGCATCCGAAAGTGGTACGGCATCAATAGATGCAGCTAACTCTTTGCTTTCGTTAAACGCAAGAATGAAGTTACCGGCATTTGAACTGCCGGAAAACTTATCACGTATCTTACGCTCAATGTCCATACGCTCCTCCTCATCCGGTACACCGTTGTTGAAGTTAATCATCATAGAAGGCGAGAGGCCATTCTTGATATTGTTGATATGGTAGTTTGCTACTTCTTCCTCAAGTTCTGCATACGGAATACCTCCTTGGTAGTCTACCGGTGAGTAGTAATAGAATCCTGCTTTGTAAGGGCGTATTACAAGTATCTCAATAGCATCTTTTGAAGTGCCGAACGCTGCGTAGCGTTCCGGCTTTTCGTTTGGCTTCAGCTTTGTCCAATCAGCACAATGGTAATAAGCCTCAATGTCCCCTTCTTCGTTACACTTCTCCGCACGTATCGTTTGAATAGGCATATGTTCTACCTGCGCTACCTGACGTCCCTGCTTGGTGTAAATTACTTGGAATGCTGCTTGGCCCATCAACTTTAAGTCTCCTGCAACTTTCTGCAAACAATCACCGTGAATCAAAGAACGCATTTGAGCGTACTCTCCGGGCTTTTTACTGCTATCCGTAGCATCTATACCTTTTCCGTAGATAAGGTCGCTAACGGCATTTATAATAGCGTTATTCGTAGGGCTACCGTTGTAACGGTCTATCAAGTATTGATAGTAGTTGTTGTCAGCACCATACTCAACCCAATCACGGTTCTTCTGCTCAATGATTTGAGGCTTGGTGTAACTTGCAAGATTTATAGCGTGTAGCTTCATATTACTATGTATTCATTGGCGTTAGCCTTCTCGTATTCCGTATATACGTTTTCGTTCGTAGTGTACTTGTCGTAGTCCGTTTGGTCGGTACAAAACACTTTACCACGATACAACTCTTTTGTTCCGGTCATCACAATATAGTAAAATCTTCCTTCTTTGAATGTGTATGTTGGCGTAACGTTCACAAAATTACCGCTTTCCGTAGCGGTTACGTTGGCCGTTGTAGATTTATTTGTTTGCTCGTCCGTTATCTTGAGAGATATTGTGCCGGTTTCCACTATGCGTGGAACAAACTTAATCTGCTTGTTCGTTGTACTTACTATGTGCATACCTAAATAACGTATCACTAAAGTTTTTTGCAAAAAAAAGGAGAGCCGAAGCTCTCCCTTTCATTTTGCTAAACAAACGTTTAGAAGTCAGAACCAGCAACAATCGTTGCAGTAGCCGCAGCCATACCGTCAAACGGGTCTCCAGCAACAGGAGAGTCAATGAAGTTAGCAGGAGTCAATTCGGAAGCAGAAAAGGATAGGGTGTAACCACTCAAGTCCCCCATCGCTGCACCTGAAACAACTGTTCCACCTGTTACATCAGCACCGTGCTCACGGCCCATCAAGAAAGCATTGCCATTATAGTCAACAACCACGATATGTGGACGACCATAAGCCAAAAGTTTTAATTCTTTGTTATCTTCTTTACTCAATTTTGGTAAAGTCAAGTTTAATACCTGCTCGTAGAAAACTGTACCGTTCTCACGAGAAGCATTTACACTTTGCTCTAAAGAGCTATTGCCCTTTAGCAAGTATTGGAACGCACTAAACGTACCACTCATATCCGTAATTTCATCTGCGGATTCCGAAACGGTACCCAAGTCGCCAAAGTCTACAAAGTAAACCTCTTTGATTCCACCAACGGAATCACGACAAGGAAGCACACGTCCTTTTGTTAAATCACAAGCCATATTATAATGTATTAAAAAAGGGCAGACAAGCCTTTGCCTACCTGCCCTCTTTGTTAGTTTAAATCAACTATTTTAGTTGTAAAGAACGATTTCAGAGCCGATACCGTATTGGATACCTGCAGTAAAACGCATTACAACACGAACGTTTTGACTTCCGTCAAGGTCCGCCATATCAATCAACTTCACTTCGTTGTGGTCAGCCAACAACCCTGTTCCGAAGAACAAGTTTGATTTTTGAGCAGCAGCCATAGTGTCATCAGCAAGTCCCGGAGCAACGAAAATCTTCACACCGTCAAATGCAAGGTCTTGACCGTTGAACCAAGTAGTACCTTCGTTACGAACACCATTAGCACCCAAACCTGAAGCACCGAATCCACCTAACGCACGAACGTAAGCACGAGCAACGTTAGAAGAAACGTACAAGTACAAATCTTCTTTTCCGTATACTGCAGTTGGGATAGCATCAACTACTTTACCCATTTCAGTAATTACGTTTGCAGCAGTTACTGAAGTACCTGTTACGTCTACTACGTCAGCATCAGCTTCCCATAGAGTTTCAAAACCATCAAACTCACCTTGAGTTGCGTTAGTACCTGCCCAAATGTTTGTTTCCATTTTCTCTGCAACCTTGGCAGCAACGTGGCCCAAGATGTAGTCAGAGAATGCCGGAGGCAAGTTGTCAAATGCAGAGTAACCCATTTGGATTGCTTCCCAATCAGAACGGAAGTCTTTCTTACAAAGCTCAAGGTTCACTTGGAACTCTTCAGGTTGTAGGATACGCTCCGTTAAAGTAACAGTAGAAGTATCAGCGAAGTCACACGTTGCATCTTTTACGATTGCATCCGTTGCAAGTTTCTTCATTACCTCTTTGTACTTTACATTCGGTTTTACGGTGATACCACCGCCTTCAATAGTATCAGCAGACAAAAGTGCTGCTGAAACATACTTACCTGCAAATTCGCCAGCGTAAGTTGTAGTAATAGATACAGTTGTAGCCATCTTTCGTTTTTATTTAATTTTTATTTAATTTTTAAGTAAGAGCTTTTCTTGCCGATTCGGCATTTGCGATAAGCCTCTTATAAAAGTTTAAGTAACCTTTATATTGATTTATGGAAAGTTGAGCGTCCATAAACTCCTTGCTATCTGAAGGCTTCATACCTAAATCAGAAAAGGATTTGTTTATTCCTTTGATTTCATCATTAGCATATTCAATGTTTCCTTCAATGTTTCTTACGGCATCTTGCAGGTCAGAAGCTATTTTAGAAATAGAACGAGCCATTTGATTCAAATCCGCTTCCATTTTGTCTATTTGCTTTGCGTTTTTAGGAAGCCTTTTGACATAAACCTGAAGATTCTTTACAGAATTCAGCTCAACTTTGTTGGCTGATAATTCAGCCCATATAGATTCTACTCTTTTCATTTTAATTTTTTAAATTGAAAATACGTTTGCATTTCTACTTGTAGGTATTTTCCCACCAGCGTCAGAAACCGCATCTACTCTTGTGAAAAGCTCTTTGGGGACGGCCATTCCAAGGTCTTTTAAAACTTTTTCTGCCTCAAAACCTATTTTGAATGCTTCCTTTCTAAACTGCTCAATCTTTTCTTTAGCAGCAAAGTTTGCCTTGTTTACTCGCTGAAACATTTTTTCAACTTCCTTTGACTCCGCTATACGGTCTTGAGCAATTTTAACGGCTTGTTTTTCAAGAGACTTGAGGTCATCAATTACACCAAGCTCAACCTTTTGAACCTCACTCAACTCAACTTCTTTAGAAGCCTCTTGAGCTTTAGCAGATAACTCTGCCCAAACTTTTTCTACCTGCTTCATTAGCGTTGAGAAATTTTAGAAAGTACACGGTCCAAAGTAGATTTGCGACCATTGTTCGCAAACTTCATCATATCCTTTTGAACTGATGCTTCAGGGTTTGCTTTAATAGGTTTGGCAGCCGGTTCTTGTGCGCTCATTTCAACTTGTTCAGTTGCTTCTTTGCTCACGTGCTCCTCTGCACTCATTTCTTCTTCCTCTTTAGGGCTCATCATTTGCTTGACTTCCTCAATCATTCCTTTGAGTTCGTCCATAGCAGCACCTAATTCTTCTTTAGTTGCGTACGCCATTTCTTCTTCTTTTACTTCCTCATCTTCGGCAGCTTCTACTTCTTCTTCTACTTCCTCTGATTCGGCTCCTGCTTCACGGAGTTCAGCAATTACGCCTTCCTCTGCAACAACAAGCACACGACCATCTTCAAGGTTGTACTCACCGATAGGCAAGGCAACCTTTTCATCTTCAGTAGCAATAAAAACTGCTGAACCGGCCTCAAAGCTCTCCGCTTCTATTACCGTTCCGTTGTCAAGTTTCATACTCTCAAGAGACACCTCTTGAGTTTGTTCTGCAAGGTCTACATTCAGTAGACCGGCAATTTTTGATAGGGTTTCTTTTGCGCTCATAACTAATAAACTAACTATATTAAACTATTTTGTTTCATTTTCATTTATTCAACCGTTGCTCCAAATTTTCAGCTCATTAACAATAGCATCAAGAATTTCTTGCGATTTCTTGTCCTCATCAATTTGCTTGGACATATTTACCTTATCTGCAAAGTAGCCCTCAATGGAAAAGCCTTTGACCTTACCGGTCTTTACGTAACTCTCCCAAACCTCATCGTTGTAAACCTTCATACTAACCATCCACGTTCCTTCGGGAACATTTAAACCGTATGACTGGCTTTTATCTTTATCGCTTTCAACAATCCAACTCTCAACAACACTCAAACCCTCTAACTCAAAGTTGTGCTCAAGAGTGCTTTTGTTTTGGTTGCCTTTCGTTAGGAAAAGCTCCGAGGCTTTTCTTACCGTGTCCTTTGAGAAGTATATGTAATACTCCTCCTCACCGTTGGTACGGAAGATAGTCTTGTTAGGGATAAGTGCAGGTCCCATTAAGATTCGCTTCTCGCTATCTACCTCTGCAAGTTTTATCTCTTGCTCTTTGCTCAAGGTAATGAAATCCGATTCAATGGCCGGATGCTCAACAATGCTGATGGCTTGTACGCCACTCAACATTTGTTCTTCGTCAAGTATTAGTTCTACTATTTTCACAATGTTGCGTTTTTAACTCGTTTTCTATCTATTTCCTGTTGGGAAGATACATCACTTCCCACAACATATGCACGTACCGGACCTTGTTGTCGTAGGCTTTGTGCAATTTGATTTGTACCACTCGCACCCACAACATTAAATGAAGGTGTGAACGAACCGCCCGTTGGTGCGCTTGTTTCCGTAGGCACGTCCGGTGATTCAAACTTACTGTTTTGTATCTGCTTCAGCTTTGCAATACCAAATGCCGTGGCTAACCCTGCTTGTATAGCAGGATATGCAGGGAACGCTGCCGTAATAGGGCTCTTTTGAGCCGTGCTATATGCGTTTTGGGCAGCTTCAATAGTTGATACAACCGTGTTTGCAGCACTCAAAGCCTTTTGAACTTGAAAGGCTCTACGTTGTTGCTCCTCACTTTCACCGGCAAAGGCCTCGGACAATGCCGACAAGGCATCAAGCCCTTGCGTGGCTATTTGCGTTATAGCCTGTTGCGTTTCTATCCTACGGTCAATCTTTGCTTGTTCCGTTTCTTGGTCAAGCCTTTTGCTTTCCGCATTAAACTCCGATTCGGCAAGTAGCCTTTCGTTTAGCAGTTCTTGGTAGCGAAGCGTTCCTTCTTTCGTGATAGCAAGTTCATCTTCTATCAGTTTTATACGGGCTTCTTTCTTGGCTTGAGCCAATTCCTTCTCAAGCTGAATGCGCTTGATAACATCAAGCTCTGCATCAATAGCTGCTTGTTTCTCAATTTCTGCAGCTTCGTTCTCCGCTTCTATCTTACCACGATTCAGTTCAAGCAATTCTCTTTGCAACGCTTCTTCGTTGCTCAACTGCTCACTACGGAAACCTGCTACTTGAGCCTCAACACCTGCTAACTCATTTTTTGCTTCTATTAAAGCCTTTTCAGCCTCAAGGTTGCCTTTTTTCTTCTCGGCCTCACGCTCGGCAGCCAACAACCGTGTACGGGCTGCAGCCATCATCTCTGCCTCTTGCTTGTCTAATACCGCACCAAGGTCCTCGTTAGCTTTTATTCTATCAGCAATAGTTTGACGTTCGTCATCACGTACTTGTCGCAGTTTCTCTGCTTCCAAGTCGTACTTCTCAATCAACCCTTGACGTATGGAGTCCGATAACTCGGCAGCCTTGTTAAGCTCAACAGTTTCTTTTGCAGCTTTGGCCGTTTGAACTACATAGTCTTTGGTTGCCGTAGCAACTTTTGTAATGGCCTCTTTACCCTTGTCAAAGGTGTTGTTAACACCGGTGAGAACGTCAAGCGATTCCTTACCTGCACTTTTAACATCTTTTAACGCTCCGGCAAAATCTCCGCTAAATACTTTTTTAACGGCACTCGCCAAGTAGCCAAGCGTATCAAGATATGAATCAAAGCGTTCTAGTATGTTTCTCTTAAACGCATCAGCAAAATCAAGCAATGCTTGTTTCGGGTCCTCAAAAATACCTTTGAAGAAACCGGTTACTGCACCGGAATTAGAAACAATGAAGCTTACAAAGTCATTAAAGGCAATGGATAGAAATTCAAATGCCGTATTGAACGCATCAACAACAATTTGGTTCTCACCAAAAAGTTCTTTAAGGATATTTAAGCCCTCTATAACAAGACCGATACCGGCTGCTTTCATAGCAGCTCCCATTCCCCTAAAACCTTTTGAAAGTGTCTTTACACCTTTCTCGCTATTCTTTGCGCTATCGCCAATATCCTGAACACCTTCATCAACCTTGTTTATGTTGTCGTTAGCCTCTTGGAAGCCATCGTTCATAGAACCGGTCATAACTTCAATAGCCTTCTGCAAGTCTTTGATAGCAGACGTTAGGTCGTCTGCCGTCTTATCCGCATTAGTTTCTACGTCTATCTTTACGGTTTCCTTAATGGCCATTCTTTAGTTTCTTTAGGTATTGCTTCCAATTCTTTGGCTCTTGGTACTTGCCTTTTGCTATGGCTATGTTCTCCGTGGTCGGCTTGACCTCCGGAAGTGTTTCTATCAAATAACGTATATAGCTCATATATTACACATCGTTAAGCAATTCCAATGAAGCCTCACCGGTGGTGAGGTTCAGCTTTACTGAATTTATAATGTAGTTTCTTTCAAGGATTGTTAGCTTGTCATTGTTCTTTAATTGAACCATAATTCCCAACGGTAACTGCGCTTTGAAGGTAAAAACCCTTCTGCTTACATCATACAAGTCCGTGATGTAATCCTTCCAATAAGTATCGTACAAGCCTGTTGAGAAACCCTGCAACAAGTACGGGTCTACCTCCGTTCCGAAGTTTAGTGTCTTGGTTACGCTCGATGCCACATCGCTATTTAAATTACTAACAAGCCAAAAGTCTGTTTTAGACTGTTCCGTTGGGTTTGTGCCCATAGGTATGTATGCAAAAGTATTTGTACCCCTCAAAGCAGCAGGAACATAGAAGATAAGTGGTGAGCCGATATATGGCTCAATCTCTCTTGTAATACTCTTGCCTACACCTATCGTTGTTAATGCACCTCCGTTTTGGTTGCTCAATCTTTCAAAGAGCATATGGTCAAAGCCAACTTTAACTTCAAACTCCTCGCCATCAAATGCGAAGTCGGCCCGTAGGTCGCCATAACCAATGTCATTCTGCAGCCTGTATTCCTCGCCAAGTATAGCTTCCGTTTCATTGTAGCTGAAATTTATTCTACGATACAACGGAGCTTTCTTTATAGACACTTCCTCCGTGTCTACATATTCGGATATTTCTCTTGTTGTTCCTTCGCTATACCAATCGTCCAAAGTCTCAATATCGTATGTGGAAGGTGCCGTGGGCACCACCACCAAGTTAAAAGCCCTTACAAGGCTTCCTATAAAGTCGCTTACTTTTTGCTCTGGCATTTGGTCAGCAACAACCACCTCACTCGTGATGCTTTGAGACGCTAACCTTCCTACCGTATCAGCCTCTTGCCAACTTGCACCATCGTCATATTCCAAGTAGAAGGTGGTGGTGTTGATGCTAATTGAACTTGCATCCCAATCGTTAGGCGGTGAGAACCTAAATTGAATAGTATCTCCTATTGCTCTCTCGCCAAGAGTTATAATTTCATCAACAATGTTACCACTATGACTACGACTACTAAATAGCTTATCATTTATAAAAATATGTATCTTGTAGTCATCAGCAGAGTTTAAGGTATAGCGCACTCGTAAGTCTGCCTCTTGGGCAGCCGTTACCGTATATTTTTGAGTAGTTAGGTTGTAGTCTCCTGTTGCATTTGAGGTGAAGTTTATCACCTCCGGAGTAAATCCATTAGACTGGTCTTTGAACATATAACCTGCTCTCCTATGACACCACATAAACAAATCACCAAAGTCAGCAGAAGAAAACAAGTCACTATTGAAGGTTAGACCGTACTTTGTCTCAATCGCATCTATAATCTTCTGCAGCTTAACTGCCGGTTTCAAGTCGTAGTAGAATACTCCGTGTTCATTGTGTCCGTTATGGTAGCTTATGTTATTCGGTGAGTGGTCACTACCACTTGAATCATAGTACCAATTTGCTACAGGTGAGATAAGAGGATAGATAATAGAACTGCTTGTACCACTTACAAAGCCATTCAGTCCTGTTACAATGTTCGTGTCATTGTAGGTGTGGTCGTATGACGATAGGTCAAGGTCGTTGAGTGTATCCTCACCGAACAAGTCCTTTAGAGCCGTTGTGTTGCTATAAAAAGAAACGGAGTAGGCATAGGGCTCATTGTCCTTCATTTGTACCTCCTCAAGCTCTAATACGCCTTGCTTAAAAAGGTTGTTGTTTACTTCAATAAAACTATCTGCTCGTAGGTTAGCCGTAAAGCCACCTAACAAGTCAACGTTGTAATAGTGTTTGAATATGGCATTGTTTGTTGCTGAAGCCGGAAGCGTAAATCCATTACTGTAATCCCCAAATACCTTTGAGATGTCTTTGACGTTTTGTGTGGTCAAAGTCATTTCTATGTTCTCGTCCTCAAACAAGTCGGCCCGTTGGCCGTCTATGTAAAGCAATACTTTATACATAGCGAATGTCAAAGGCTTCTTCTACCTGCACAATGTAGTTAATAGTCTTGTCGTTGACAGACTTTTGAAGCGTTAGGCTTTGTGTTGATACGTTCACGGGAACGTCATCAAGCATTACACGTTCGCTAATCATCATTTGCTCCATTATAGCATTGTAATCCTCGCCTACCCAACCCGTGTTTAGCGTAAAGCGTTTTCTACCGTTTACGTTGTAGCGTTGGTACAATGGGTTTGTTGTAGAGTATGTGAATCCTGCTGACGAGCTGCTTCCTATTGACTTGCGGTATTGTTCTCCCGAAGTGCTAACTTCTTCCTCGCTGCGCTTAAAGAAGGTTACGCTCTCCCAAACACCATTCTTGTTTACGAACTGCATATGAGCAGGTGTGTACTTTGCTTCACAAGTAGGATAGAATCTACGAGTGTCTAATGTCGTACCATCCTTGTCCTTGAGGTTGAGGTCGTAGTAATTTGCATAAGTCAATGGCTCACCTACACTACCCAACCAAGTAGTAAGGTTAGTAACACCACAAGGTAGTAGCATCACTCGCTCCTCTGCTTGTAGCCCTTGTAGTTGTGCTTCAGTAATAGGTAAGTCTACATTGTAGCCACTATCCCCTAAATACTCTACTTTGTGCAGCCCGATATTAGCACAAGCACTACCTCCCTCAACAGTACCGCCATCTGCAATAACTCTATCTTTATACGCCCAATATATATCATAGCCCTCACCCCACTTGCCAAGATATACAGGCACAACTTCGTTGCCTGTATCCTGAATGTATTTAACCGCATTTATACTTGCGTAACCTTTGTTTACTTCCTTGTTGGAAGCCTCAATAAATATGTGGTAACCATTAGAAGCCTCAAAGATATCCGAGCTTCCTGTATCATTAACTGTTACAGGTGGGTCTGCTTTGTTTTGGTAATTGACCGTGTAATCTATCTGCACCCACACTACGCTACCATCCGGTGCGAAGGCAACAGTTGTGCCGTCAAAGTTTTCGTACTCGTTTGAAAGGTACTCACGAACCATTGGCGCAATATCAAAAGATACATCAGTACCTGCAAACACATCACGGAACAAAGTGTATTGTGCGGAGGCTGGACGTGAGGTTCTTGAACCCGTCCAAATGTAAAGCTCAAACTCAACATCTGTTAGTGAAGAAGATAAGGCTGAATAACCGGCAGTAATGTATATAGGGCTTCTTGCTCCTACTAAACTTTGTGGTGATACAATGGGCATTAGAATATATTTTTAAGTGTAAACTTCATAAAATCCTCAACATCAAGTTTGAAGGCCTCACGGACTTCAACAGGCAGTCTTTGAAAGCCCAACTTAAATGCTCTTGTAAAGAAATAACTAGGCTCGATACCTTTGTAGTACAGTTTCCTTTGAATTAGGTAGACCAAACTCTTGCGAGATATGAACCTACCTTTGTCATCACGAACACCTTGTAAGCCCTTGCGTACTGCCCACCTGTCGAGTGGGCCACGAGGAGGCATCTTGTTGGTATAACTGTATGGTGTGTTGTATTTCTTCTTAATACCGCTAACCCCTTTGTCCTGAAACTCTCCATAGTCCTCCATAAGAAAGTCAAAAGAAAAAGAAGCACCCGTTTGGCTTGTTGTCTCCTTGTACTGAATGCTATCGTATAGCGTTTTGGAAACGTTCTTCTTTTTTTTGGTTAGGTTGGCTCGTGCTTGTTGCACGACATACTTGCCGAACTTGTCAAATGTTTCCTTTAAATGTGTAGGTTTAAGGGCAGACACTTATATCGGAGTTTGGAATTGATATAGCAACAGTCAAGTCCCATCCTGCTACTTGATTGTCAAAGCGTTCTACGAAAGGCTCACAACTTGGTGTACCTGATATTTGGTACTTGTCCGTGTATAGGTCGCCTCTTGATAAGTCGCTCCATAGTTTGTTGGCTACTTGAAGCATTGTGTTGAGAACATCCTGCTCGTTGTTGTTTCCCCTAAAAGGCTTGTCAGCCTTTGGCTCATCCTTGTTGAAGTCTACCAAGTCCATAAAAAGTATGTTCATATTGAACGTTATGGTGTGTTCTTGGAATGTAGCATTCTGAATAATAATGTGCGACAAAGGAAAGATAGTTTGCTTTGCAAGGTCAACGTCAAGCAAGTCTCCTTCCGTTACGGTATTCACGCTTGGGTTTGCCTCAAGCGTTACTCGTAGCTTCTCTAATATATCGTAGTATCCTCTCATTGTTTAAGTAACTTCTTTTCAGTATCTATTTTCTCTTTTTCAAATTCAAGGTACATTAAAGCGGAGTGTAAGGGGAGTCTACTAACTGCTTCAAACTTTGTAACGTCTCCTTGAGCGAGTTGATAAAAACTTCCGTACCACCCCCACTTTCTTCCGAAGTTTGCTTCTGCAGAGAGGTCGTGCTCATCTCCTCCTCCAAAGATTCCGTCATAGCTATCGACAAGTCGATTCCTAAACGATAAAAAAAAACCAGCGAACCAAGTACCACTTCCAATGTCATCTGCTTCATCTGCTCGGAATACTTGTCCGTACCATCATATTCCTCTATTTCGTAATACTCTCCTGCTTCGCTAACAACAGGCCGGTACAACACGGCCATCGCTTTGTGCATATTGGCCCAATCAACAACATTGGCATCAAGGTCAACATACTCACCAAGCGTTATATCCTCAAGGTTTGGGACAAAACCATATAAAACCTTTTTAAGCGTCTTTCTTTTCACAAGCGAAGGGTTGCCCTCAAAATAACTAAACACACGTTTAGCAAGTCGCTGAACGGTATTGTACGGCATCTTGTCCACAAGTATTAATGGGACATTGCAAAATATCTCTACTGCCTTTTGAGTAAGAAACATATCGTCCTTGCTTTTCAAAGCAAGAAACTTCTGATACTGCTCAAGGGTAATGTCCTGCAATCCTTCAGGAATTATAATATCAATGTCCATAGTTAAATAACGATTTTAACGAACTGCGTACCTTCCGTAGTTTGGTCTTGACATTCGGTTATATGTTGCATACCTCACCGCATCTATAGCGTGGTTGTATGAATCCACCGGTTTGTTCAATACCTTTCCGTTGTAGTCCTCTACGAATTTATAGTTTCTTAATTCCTTAATCAAGTTCACACTTGATTTAGTTGCATTAAGTTTATAACGCTTTAGCATATCAATACCGGCCATAACCGAATCCTTCCCTTTGGCCGTTGGCTTTATGTTCCAACCAAATAACTGAAGCTCTTTGATACTCTTTGGTTCAGCACTATCGGCAAATATCTCCGTGCGCTTGTCAAAGCCAAGCGACTGAAGTTTCTTGTGTATGTCCCTGTTGGTTAGTCCCGTTTCATATACAAGCTCCTCAAAGTACAAGTCTATGTCCTTGCGGTATGCTACAACAAGGGTGGTGGGGTCGTTGGTAAAACCAAAGTCCATACCTGCTGCAATCAACGATGCGCCTTCCGGAATAGCCTCAACCGTTTGGTGGGTAAAGATTACTGCTTTGCTTTGTCCCCTCTCACCAAGGCCGTACACCTGCCAATAGTTCTCGTCAGTTTCTTTCAGTCTTTCAATCTCCGATACGATAGCATCGGAAAGGAAAGGATTGTCAACGTAGGTAGTCTTGTAGAACTCGGCATCATCTCTTGGTATTACCCTGTCGTATATCCAATGGTACTCGTCCGAAGGGTTGTAGTCTAATATGATTTTACCGGAGGTACGCATTATAAGCTGCTGCCAGTCCTCAAAGTGAAGCTCGTTGGCCTCGTTGATATATAACATATCACGCTTACGACCACGCACCTTTTGCGGTTGGTCAAGCGATATGAACTCAACCATATTACCGGAGAGGTAATACTCGTTTCTACTTTTGTTGTGTTGGTCCGGCTTGTATTGACCGGCCCGTTCAAGTATCTCAAAGAAGTCACGCATCACGGAAGCACGAACCGATGGAAAGGTCTTACGACAAATAGTAATTGTTTGTCCGCTAACGTCAGGGTTTAGACAGTAGTATATTATCCATATAAGAATGTTATATGTTTTACCGGAACGAGTACCGCCTTGTTCAATAACAATCCTACTTGTACTGTTTTGTAGGTGCCTGAATACAACGTTAGTCTGAAGTGTTGCCATCTACAATCTCTATGCGAAGGCCGTCCGGACTGTCGTGTTGTATCTCTTGACGCTCCACATATCCTCGTGCCTTGCCTTTGGTCTTTAGATAAAAGATAGTGGCCGTTGGGTTGCCCTTGCTTATTTGTTTGTGTAGTTGACTTTCTGCAAAGTCTATGGCTACGTTCTCAAGCTCCCGTACCGATGCGTTGTACTCCGCATCTTCTTTCATCCAACGGTAATGTGTTTCACGTGAAATACCTACGCTCTTACAAGCGGAGGTAACAACACCAAGCGACTTTTCAAGTGCTTGGAGCATTGCGTTTTTACTTATGTCAGATTTTGCCATATTACTTTTTGTTTTTTATATCGCTTGTTTGCTTTTCTTTTTGCGATTGTCTGCGTAGTTCGTCTGCTCTTTCTTGGAGCTTTGCTTTGTGTTCAGGGTCTATTCTTGTTTTCTCTTTTACCTGTTGTGATTCTCGTATTCTAACTATTTCATCGTCAATAGGCTCACACTTCCACATTTGTTCTAACGAGTAGTACACAACAGAGTACCGGTATGACTGTTCGTTTTGAGTTTCTATTGGTGTTACACCGTGTAGTATTTCTTGTCCGTTGAATATGGTTAGTGTGTTGTCTGCTATTTCAAGTGCTATGTCTAATTCGGGAATGGCCAAGTGGCCTCCCTCAACATCGCCTTTGAATGCAACCATATTACTCATAACGCCTTTAAAGTTTCCTGCATCAAAGTGGTATTTAAGTTCGTTGTTCTTGTTTATGATACCGCTTGTAAACACACTGTTCTTTATCTTCCATTCGGGTAGTACCCTTTCATCTACGATTTGTTCGTGTTGTTCGTGTGTTGCTGGAAAGTGCTTTTTGTAAATATCAGAAACATACTCTGCAAATTTAGAGACAACAAAGTGTTGCTTTGGAAAATCCAAAGCCATACTTGAAGCGTGGCAGAAATTGTGCCTCATTGCAACCCTTGGAGCATATCCAAATATCCTACTCACGGACTTTAAACCTCTTGCCCGAACCCCCGTTGCATACTTTGTGTTTTTAACGGCCCAACGAAGGTTCTTTGTCATTTCCTTGTCAAGTTTGATATATAAAACACTTGGTACACCGTTTTTTGTAATCAGGCAGTCCTCTTTTATGATTCGGGATACATCCGAAACATAAGCCGTGCGCTTTTTATACTTGGCTACATCAATTTCTATTGGCGTTATCTCTATTGTTTTCATTACGGTTGCAGGAAGTTTGTTTTATATACTTTGGTTCTTGCTCTTATTTGCAGGTCGTAGTATCCTTTGTAAATCCTCATATTTGTTAGCAACTTGTATTTGTTGTGCAAATACTCCGTTGCTTGTTTCTCTCCTTCGTTGTTTCGGCTTTCTTGGTGGCCTCCTTCTTCTCCCCAATAATTACTCAAAACACCAAACGCACGGTATTTTAAAACACCACCGTACTTATCATACATTTTAAGCGCACGTTCGTGGCTTTCTTTTCCTGCGGAAAAGTTAGCACGTGCCTTAATCTCCTCTCCCTCGTCTACAAATACCTCGCTGGTATTTATAAGCCCGTAGAAGTTTCCAACGATATAGATGAGCCCTACGGATACTGTTTGCTTCATCTCAAGGTTGCTGATTGTTGAGTTTATACCCCACATCTTGAACTTCAAACCCTCGGCTTGTTGAAAAGCCTTTTGTACAAATTCGTGTATTGCGGTACACTTTACAATCTTTCCTTGCTTGTTCATACCCTTCAGACTTTTTATGTCGTCATCAATAAAAACAAGATACTCACCCTCATCAAAGTAACGCTGAATAAAGTTTCGTTGGTTTGGAATACCACGAACACCTTTTACAACGGTAATATCCTCATAGTCCTTGAGCTTTTCATTGTAGATTTTCTCCTCATCTTCGTTTGCAACAAAGACATAAATATCTTTTGCAATGTCTGTTTCGTACAGACACTTCAAAGTTTTCTTAATTATTGTATCCGGTCTTTTGTATGACGGGATAATTATCTTATAGCTTTTCATTGACCAATAGTTTTACGAGCTCCGCATTGTTTTCTACATCTAACTTGTTTCTCAACTGCTCAAAGTTGTCAATCAGCTTTTCGTAATCTTCTTGTGGGTAATACAATACAACTTGTTTTATCGCACCGTTTATGTATGAGTCAAGGTTCATTGCAAGTTCGTCCTCGTCAAACTCCGGCTCGTTGTCCTCCTCAAAATAAACCTTTGGTAAGTCAAGCCCCCAAGCATCTAACTCATCAATGTTCCATTCGTTTGCAAGTAGGTCCCAATCCCACTCGCCAAATGATGAGTTGTCTTTAATAACAAACTCTTTCTTTTGCTCGTCCGTGAAGTCCGAGGCTTTTATAATATATACTTCTTTGAGTCCTGCTTCCAAACAAGCACGTAAACGCATATTGCCTCCAAGAACTGTCATTGTTTCATCAACAACAATTGGGCGTAGCTTTAGCATATCCGGAAAGTCCTTAATGCTTTTGACAAGTTTCTTGAACTTGTCATTTTTAATTACCCTTGGGTTGTTAGCCGAAAGTCTTACTTTTTCAATTTTTACCTTTTCCGTTTTCATAATGTTTCTTCAATATAATATCCATCTAAATCAACTCCTTCTTGGAAGAACTTCTTGTAAAGTTCTATACCTTTTCTTGTTCTTTCTTTACCGCTATTGTAGAAATCCTCGCTAACGTGGTAAACTCCAATATCAAGGCTTCCTTTGTCGATAGCGACAAAGTGGAAGTTCTCCGGAGGTATTCCAAAAAGGTTGCAGTAAATATACACTTGAATATCGTAACCATATTTATAAGCTGAATACTTGAAAGCGTGAAGGTCGCTTGTTGTTTTCAGGTCAATGATATGGTCGCCTTGCAGTATATCTGCTTTGGCTCGGAACGGCATTCCATCAAGCATATCCACACGAGGTATCTCAAACTGCGCATCTTTCAAGTAACCAAGCACTTTTTCGTTGCGGAGCATATGGTCTTGCAGCCTACGAACCTCTCCTTCTTCTTTTGAGGTTATAACATCACGGCCCTCGTTGGCCTCAACTGCTTCTTTGAATTTCTTTGTTGCTCTTGACTGAACATCTACAACCATAACGTCATCCATCTTGTGCGGTTCAAGAACCGACAAGTGAAATAGCTTACCAATCAACAAGGCTTTTGAATTGTTGTTGCCTCCATACTTGGTAACGTAGTGGTAGGTCTTGGGAGATTGCAGTAGCATCTTGATAGAACTTGAGGACAAGGCTGCTTGTCCCAAGTATCCGTAGTAATGCTCGTCCTCCTTTGCAAGTTGCTCAAGATGGCCTACCTCGTGGTAGATACCATCAAGCATTAGTATTTCTTTGTTACTGTAAAACATCTCCGTACTCCTCAATGTTAAACCATTCCAAGAAAAGAGTTTTTAACGCAACCTGCTCCATCGGAGAAGTAATCTCAACCTCATCGCAAGTAAACCATTCTTTAAAAACAAAGAAGAAACGAGCGTTTTTACCTCTGCCTCGCATTACGATAGATTCAGAAGGCCCTCCCCAAGAAAGAAGCCAAGTCCATTCATCATCATCGGGATTGTAAGTCAAGGATAAGCCGTAATTGTCAAGGCCATCGTGGTCTTGGGATATCATCATCATCTCGACATCCTCCATTCTGCTGATTAAGTGTTCTCTTGTTGTCATAATAGTTGGTTGTTGTAAATTAATAAGATATGAAATCGGCAAGAGATTCTTGCATCAATTTTCCGTTGGCAAAGATTTCAGTAGAAGGACAACAGCCCTCTGAAACTGCGATTTCAACAAGCTCGTTAAGATTTGCAGATTCTAATTCTACACGCTTGATAATCATTGAATAATTCATAGTTGGTTGATTTTTATTTAGTTCCATAAGCAATGTTAAAAAAAGCGCAGCTCACTGCAAAAAGTTTACTCATTTATTTTATTCGCTAAATAAACAGGTAGGAAACCAACGGTCTTGACTATCTTTCTTCTATCGCTAAAGTGTGAGGTGGTGGGGAGTCCGCCTTTGTCCTCCCATTGAGGCTCCGGCAGCTTCCCCAAGTTAAATACAAAGATGCCTTCAGGCGTACTGTTAATGTACATAGGCGTTGTCCCGAACTCCTCGCTGCGTTTCACCAACGCATCGTACTTATCTTTCTCAATGAGAAGTTCATCGTAGTGTTTGTTGCGACACTTCAGCTCAATATCCATTTTGTACTTTTCGGAATAACAATCATAGCGAGAGTATTGCTTCTCGCTTTTTTGCAGGTCAGGTACGTGCGTTAGCTTGACTATGTTAAACAGGTCTATCTCCCTCATAGGATTCGTATAACCCCTTCAGGTCGTTTATAAAGGACTTCCATTCTTTTGGGGCACAAGGGCAGGGAATAGCAAACTTATGGCTAAAGACACGTGCGTGTATTCTTGCAAGAGGTTCTTGGTATTGTTCCTTAATTGCTCGGCCATCAAAGTTTGAGAAGAATTGCTTTAGAGTTTCGTACTCCCCTGCTTCCAAGCAGGATATCTGACTCTTGCGTGGGAATAATTTATTGAGCTTTTCTTTACGAGCATCACAACCGCAGTCAATTCCGGTTGTTTCACTAAACCAATCAACGGCAGCCTTGATGCCGGTTGCCTTTGTTAGCTTTTCAACATCATCACCCAAGCCCTTGGACTTATTCTTCTTTTTTGCCGGAGCGGTACGCTTTGTACTTTTCCCCGTGCTTTTTTTGGATTTTTGTTCGGACATTTTTTATTGTGTTAAATATAGAGCTTTGACTTATTTTGCTTCCTTCGCTCAACTCACGTATCGTTTCGTTGTCGCCGTAGTATATCTCAAATATCTTTTTGTCATACCAATGCATACCCTCAACGGTTTGCTCCACTTCGGTGAGCAACTCCTCAAGAATTTCCTTGCAGTTTTCTTCATTAAAAGAATCATCAGGTATTCCTTCCTGTATATCTTGGAAGGTTACCTTGACTCTTTTTTGGTCGTAATAAAGGTTTCTTAAAGTAACGTAAACGTAGAATGTGTTTACATCGTCATCACCGTACTTGATTTTCTCGTAGGTGGTTTTGTCATAGAGCTTTAGGTACATCTCTTGCACCAACTCCCGTGCCCACTCTTTGGTTAGGCCAAAGGATTGGGCCATACGCATCCAATCCTCATCACGCTCGGCAAGTTTCTCAAGAAGTTTCATTCAACGTTTTATGCTTCCGTTGAAATATACACTAAATTTCTACACGCTCAAGAAGTTCTGCGTTTTTTTTACGAAGCTCCTTGTTTTCCTGTTTGAGTTGTTGTATGTCAATTTTGATATGACCGTTCTCAATTTGAGCTTGAAGGATGCGAGTCTCAACCTTTTCTATGGACGTCATACAAAAGCTGATTGCAGTATAAAGCTGCTCCAACTGAAGTATTGCAATACGATTGTCCTTGTTGTCTTGTATCATTGCTCCAATAATGAGCAACTGCTCCCGTAGAGCCATTGTAGCAAAACCATCCATATCGCATTACAAATGAAAGTTTTCAATCTCGTCAGCAATGAATTGCCACAAGTCGCTCGTCATATCTACCTTTTCCATATTGGAAGTGTAGATTAAACCGATTTCCCATTGGTCGTCAATATGTGGTTGGTCATAAGTTTGTTCTTGTCCTTCGTGGAAGTCAACCTGCACAAACCAATCAACGCCTCCGACCTCAAAATGTCGTAGGCCTCTCCTTGCGATTGTTTCTTTGAATAGCTGCTCGGCAGCGTAGTCGTTTACAAGGTCATAAATCTCGTCAAAGACAATGTCGCCTTGCTGCTTTGGTAAAGCATCTCCGTGCATATGACCGAAGTCTTGCAATAGTTTTAGTAAATCTTTCATAGTTGGTTAATTTAAGTCAATGTTAAAAAAACAATTGTTCTAAACCAAAAGCCTGATGCAAATCCTCGTTGGCTATTGTCCAATTGTCGGTTTTCATTTTGAATGTTGTCCCGTCATCCCTTGTTATCTTCTTGCCTTCAGGCGTGAAATAAGCTATCTTCTTAAATTTGTTGGTAGATATGTACCCACAAACAGTTAAAACGCTTGTACGCTTGTTTAAGCTGCAAAATAGATAGTAGTCGCAGTCGTAGTTCAACTGCGAAGCGATAAGATTGTTGACGTAATGTGGTTGTGGCTCCACCATTCGGCCCATAGTTTTAACGTCCCACTTTCTTTCATCGGCATCAACCAAGTCAAAGCCACCGTCAAACCCACCGGCAAAGTCCATCTTCATTCCCAAGTAATGTTTAATGGTGTACTCGCCAAGAAGTCCTACATATTGTTCTTCTTGATTTCCGTCAGCGTTCCCTCGCTGACCAATGTTGTTGTCCTGAAGGTACTGCCATACCTTTACCTTGAGTTCCCTTGGTATGTTTAGTTGTATCATAGGTCTACAAAATGTTTTAATATCTCAACCTCGTCTCTTGATAGCTGCCTTCGCATATGAACTTGTATCAACACATCAACCAATGCTTTGTAGTTGCTCTTGTTTATAAGCATCAATTCTGTACCGGCCTTATCCATTTGTCTTGTTGAAAGTACAGAACTCAACAAAGAATGTATCACGGTTCTGCTCAACCATAAATAAATGCCAGCTCATATTACCAAAGGCAAAGCGAACAAAGGTTAAGTTCCACCAACCTTTGTCAATGTGCTGCCACCCGAAAAGCTCAATATCAAAGTATTTCATATCTAATCTTTTTCAATTCCATTATCATCCAAGTCTCTCTTGCACAACTCTATTATGTCCATCACATTTTTATTAAGCGCAGCCTTCTTTGATACTTGCGTATCAACAAGGCACTATTTGTTAACTGATTTTGTATGTCCTCGTTCCATCCGAACCTACTTGCTTGTATCGTCAAGTTCACTTGGTCTATCATTAACATCTCCAAGTATTTCTGAATCTCCCGTATGTGTTTCCTTTTCCTCATTGTTGGTTTTCTTTATTAAGTTTCTTTTAAAGACTTGATTAGCCATCTTGTCGCCTATTCTATTCATTGCCCTTCGTTGCCTCCGGTTAGGCTTGTGGTCTTTCATCTCTTTTTGGTGTTAAAGGTTTCTAATTTGCGCCCATCTTTATATGCTTAAACACTTGTTAGTGGTGTAAATAAGCACTATTCAATGGTGTTAAAGGTTTCGTCGTAGTAGTCTTGAAATTTTATACGCTTACCATACAAAGCACCATCCGCATAAACTTTTTCAAGAATCAGTTTTGTTATGACTGAACTATCTACTACTTCTTTCGGCTCACCCATCTTGCGTACATCTTGGCTGCCCAAGCGTTTCTTTGTTTCTTGAAAGGGTATCTCTTTCTTAACCTCGCATTTGCTATGCGTAGGAACTGTTCCATCTTTCTCATAGTAGGTTTTTTAATCTTAAACATTCAGCATTTAAGTTCTTTGCTCTTTCTTCGGCTCTTTTAAGAGCCTTTACGAGACTTTTATTCGTGTGTTGAAGAACCTCAACCTCTCCAACGTATCTTTCCTGTAGTCGCTTTATTTTACGTTCATACGTCAACTCCCAATTGTTGATAATATCGGAATCGTTTATCTTTATTGAACGTTCCCTTAACAACTCTTGAAGTTGGTCATCGTACCGCTCACAAGTTTTCTCAATCTCACTTGTAAAAAGGTTATATACCCGTGCGTAGGTCTTATCGTTTATTAAATTCCACTTGTGGTTCTTTCGGCTATGTATTACCGTTGCGTGGTCACGGTTCAATATCTTGCCTATTTGCTTCATAGGAAGCACCGTATTCTCAAGACAGGCCACGGCAAAAGCGTGGCGGTGTATTACATTGTACCGGTCTCTTGTTGGCTGAACATTGTGTTCCCTTGCAATTCGTTCCCACAATTCCTGTATAGTATCCTTTTGTTCTATGATAATCATAAAAGTCTATTGTGTATTTTTTTTAGCCATTCCTTCTTGCTCGGTACGTCCCCGTATTTAACGTGGCACGAACGACAAACGGCCATTAGGTTTTCTATTGTGTCGGCAGCTTTTGAACCGCCCATACCTCGTGCCTCGATATGGTGAATATCTACGGCCTTGGAACCGCATATCTCACAAGGTATGAAGTCTTCACGGCCATAGTTAAAGTAATCAAGATAGAGTTTGGTATGCTTTTTCATTACAAGTTGTTGAGTTTGTCCCAAGTTCCTTCAAATCCGGGAATATCTTTTTTACGCTCGTGGTAGACAAGGCTTTTCATTTCCTCAACAAAACATAGTGGTGTGTACCAATCGCATTGTCCGATTCCGCTCAAGCGATTTTGAATGTGGTCAAGTATTTCTTCTCTTGTTCTCATACTGCAAGTAATTTATCTTTTGCCGTTGCAACGGTATGCTTCTCGCCTATGTAGTAATTCCAATAGGCTTTTACGGAGCAATCCGTTTTGTATTCATCGGGCATACATTGTGGTGGCTGCTCAAAGGAATGGATTGCAATGTTAGGAGGAAGGTCAGCAAGGACCTTCTCACATTTTTTAATGGTTAAATGTTTGCGACCATAACGCCTCGTGTATTCACGACCAAGAGCCATCATATGAAGGTAAACCCATTGGTAGTGATTTGCATCAGAACGGGTCCAAACTGCAGAAGGGTGGTTCTTGTGGGTGGCCTTGTAAGGCACATCCTCGTTGCCGAGCTCTCGGTGAGCCGTGCAAAGCAGTTGTGCTGATTCAAGAATCATTTTGACAACGTGCTTATTGTACATAAGCCTTGCGGATTTTTGCGGACAAGAGTGCAAATAGAAAATGTTCATAGTATAAAAAGTTGGTTATATTCTCAATGTTAAAAAAAAAGCGACAGTTACAGTGATAGTTGGTCATTTTTATTGCGAATTGCTTTTACAAGGTCAATACCGCCAATCTCAAAACCAACGTTTCCTGCCTTGCTTCTCATAATAACCGGCTCTTGCATAGGCGTAGGCCTACCACCGGTTTCCATTTCCTTTACCTTGCGAACGTGCAAGTGCGAATACATCCAATCAGTAGGGTGTTGCGAGTACCGGTGAATCACAAGGAAATCCGAAGCACGGTTAACCCACTTTCCTCCTCCTTCAGAGTCAGCAGCCATTGGTGGCGAAGGGAACCCTTCATAGTTTTGACCTCTCTTGTTTGTACGCCTCAAGGCTTCGGTAACTGCGTGGGTATTAAGCCATATGCTCACGTTGTTTTTTGAACAAAACATACGCATCATAGTAGAAGCGAGATAATCATAGTCGTGGCCCGTAAGACCGGCCATTGCATCTTTGTCCTTTGCAAGAGAATTGTACGGGTCAATGAGGAATCCATCGTATTCCCACTCATCGTGTATTTCTTGCGCTCGTTCCAACAGGCTTTTGTAGGTAAGCAAGTCGCTAATGTCCATTATAACAAAGAATTGTTGCAGGTACAAAAGGCTTGTTTCAAACTTTGCGGAAGAAAGTTTCTCAATGACCTCACCGTTGTAATACTCAATCAGCTTTTTCATAATTGAGTACGGCTCATTCTCGCTTGAATAGATAAGCCATTTTATACCGTGCTTTAGCGAAAGCAAAAGCATCAGGTAAACAGTCAAACTTGTTTTACCCACATTGGCGTGGCCAAGTATTATGTTAAAGTTCTTTGGTTTGAATCGTAGAAACTCATCTATCGCTTCGTGGCCGAACTTGTAGCCTTCTTTGACACGGCCTTCTCGTACCGCTAATAAATCTTCGTGTAGTTTGCTAAAATCAATCGTATTCTTCATCGTCATTCCCTAATTCTAATCTACGCAACATTATCTCGTATTGCTCTCGTAGCTCGGAGTATTCCAATTGTAGTCGGTAGTAGTCAACTGCAAGCTCCTTATACGCCATATCCTTGCGCCACAATGCTTCTTGTAGAAATCGTTCATATTCTTCCATATTCAATGATAAAAAAAAAGGGCGGACTATCAGCCCACCCTCTTTAAATTATTTAAAACGGAAGGTCGTCATCGGTAGTAGGTGATGACAACTGCTCACGAACTTGGGCCGGTGGTGGCGTGGCCTCCTCCGGTTTTGGTTGTTGATTTACCCAATCGTTAAAAATATCTGCTACTTGCAGAACTTGATTGGCTTTTAAGTTCATACCGGAAGAATACTCAACGGCTGCTTTTAAAGCCACCTGACGAACGATTAGCTTGTCCTTGGAACCACCGCCTCCGGCTGAAGGTTTATACCCTCCACCGCCTCCGGTGTAATTGCTATTAGGGTTTACACGCTTGAACCTTGATTTCTCAACGTCATAAGTGTAATTGAATTCCTCACCGGCCTTTGGCTCCCAAGTTTTTGTGAAGATTGAACCGCTTTGACCGTTGTCTAACGATAGTTTGTAAATGTTGAAGTCGTTCCACTTGCTTTCAAACATTACGTCTTTGATAGTTGCTGTTTTCATATTTATTTAAATTAAAGTTCAAAGTATTTACGTTCTACATATGTTGCTTCGGCCTCAAAGCCTTGGTCAGTAAACATATTCCATATGGATAATGCGTCAGCAGTATCTACAAGTTTTTGGATTTGCTCTTGAGAATATATCATTTCTTGTGCATTTTAATAAATTGATTGATTAAATCTTGACAGGCTTCGTTGCCGATACTCTTTGCCTCGTAATCCCGATAAATGTATTGACGGGTCATTGCGAGTTCCTCTCGCAAGGCTTTTACTTCAGCCTCGTAAATTTCAATTAGTTGGTCTTTCATAGTTATTAACAGTTGGTTGAACAAGGCAATGTTAAAAAAAACTTCCTAATTAACAAAAAGATAAGCCATAAAAAAAGATAGCCCCACCGAAGTGAGGCTATCCAACCAACTAATCTACAAGGGAACTAACGTAGATATATTTTAACTATTGAAGTATCTTTTTTAATCGTGCTATCATACGAGAGTTTAATCTCTCCAAGATATTTAGGGGAATCATTAGGCAAAAATCCAAGGTCAACAAGACTATCACAAACAAACTTTGAAACCATAATACAGTTATCAAGGTCATACCGATAATTGCAGAGGATATGGAGTTTCGCAGCTCCGTAACCATTAACATCATAACGGTTAAGTTCGCTCTCAATTTCCTTCTTCCATTTATCCTTTTGCTGCTTTCGGAAAGTCCAATGGCGGCTGGAGTAAAAGGCGTTAAGGGAAGGAACCTTACCAACGCTGATTTCAATTTCATTTGTCCATTGCATCTAAAAGCCTTTGACTTTTTTCAGCATCATACTTACCAATCAATTTGTAAATATGCTTACTGATATTGCGAATTTCCATTTTTAATTCAGGTGTTGATTCAACATCACTCCAATTAGCGTGAATTGAAGTGTCTATCGCAAGAAGTGTGTCTACTATTCCCATTTTATCTTGTCAGTTTATAAGCCTTCTAACGAAGGCTATTAAACTAATTATAATTAAACTAATTATAACTAACTTAACAAAGTCAAAGTTAGACAACTTTTCTTGGTACACAACTTTTGGTACTAAAATTTCCTTTTGTATCCGGATTGTATCCGGAGGACATTCAACTTCAATCATAAAAGTATCGTGAACGACCTTTAAAAGAGTTTTAACGCCATTACTCTCAAAAGTGAGGGAAGTGTCCCTATGGATTATGAACGTTCCTTTAGAGGGCCTTATTGGAGTTATTACCGTTGTGTCTACTATTACCGGTTGACTTTTTACAATCGTTGGTTCTTTTGCAATTGCACGTTTCAGGTGATACGATGCAGAACAACTTGTCAGCATCAATAGTGTAATTCCTACGATTAACTGCCACAAGCCTCGCATTCTTCAGGATTTTCTAAATTACAGGTTGGCTGCTCTTTGCTTTCCAACTCATTTACAAAGTCCTCAAAGTCGTTTGAGAAACCGAAGTCAGTATCGTTCATTTATTTATTGTTTTGTGAATCTTTGTATCCTTTCTCGTACTCATCGTGCAGCTCAAGAGAGTAGACTCTATCCTCTATGTGGCTGATTACATCAATCTTTTTATCCAATCTTTCGTGAACTGTAGTGAGTTCCATCTTGAGCGATGTAAACTCTGCATAGATACCACCTGCTGCAAATACTGCTGCAACAATCCATATTAACATTGACCAATTGTCCTTTAAAAAAGATTTAGTCTCTTGAGCCATTACTTTTTATTGTGCATTAGGTACCACCGTTGTGCGGTGTACCCAATAGATATTACAAGCAGAGCTATTTTAAGTGCATCCTCAATATGTGCAAAGCTAATAGTAAATGTTGTTGCATTCAGCAACATTACTTTGATGTCGGTCTCGGTCATTTTGCAAACTTTTCAAGTCCTGCTATACCAAAGCTACCAAGAGTAACAAAAACAAAACTATTGTATATAAATTCATTAACGAGCAAGTCTTTACCAATCCAACCGGTAACAACGTCAGCAATCATTACAATGACCATAACGGCAAACGACATAAAACCTATAATGGTCTTTTCATTCCAATCGTTGCTATTCTTAAAAATGTTTAGAAAACTCATATGTGCTTGTATCTTGTTTGGCCTTTATCCTTGTAGGCCATTAAAACTTCTCTACGGTTCTTTCCCTTGTTATAACTAACGTGAATCCAAGCAGGATTTTCGTTTGTGCCAAACTCCCATATAAGCTGGTCAAAATCAGTATGCTCACGCAAGTAATTAAATATATCAGCATTGGTAGTTCCACCAAAAACATCAGCGTCAACGTCAATAGCCTCACCTTTGCTATGCTGACTTGAAGAGCTTCCACCTATCAAGTCATTTAACGCTTTGCTTCTATAACCACTTGTAACTGCAACGGGAACACCGAAGTGTTCACGCATTGGCTGAAATACATTGTCTGCAAGAGCTTTAAGCGATTCTAAATGGCCAATGGAAGGCTCGTTTGCTATTCCGTGTTTTATAGCCGTAGAACTCTTTACAACCTCTTTTACCGATAAGTTCTTGGATAGCATCATTCGTCATCAATTAAATAAATAGTTCCAATACCTTGTGCCCACAAACTACCATCACAACACTCTCTTGAGTATGTGTTCTTGTCTTTGCATAGACAAGCTCTACGGCTTCCCTTTGGGGAAGTCCGTGAAGGTGTTTTGTCGTTATACAAGCTCATCCTCGCTTGGTTCAGGGAAGTAATCAGGATGCAACTCCTTACAAGTCTCTGTCCACTCACGAATAGCTGAACTGCTACCGAATGTATGGACACCGATAGGCGCACACCATATCATAGCAGAATCCCAAGATGCATCAGCATCACCATTCCATAGTACATCTACACAATAGTTATCGGATAGTACAGGAGGTGTTAGTTCGTTTCCTTCATCA